ATTGGGGTATCATCCACGATGAACTGTACACGGAAATGTCAGAAAAGGTGGCGAACCGATTTCTTCTCAACAGGTCGTTGGCTTTTGATAGTTCAGAGTCAGCAAATAACTACGCCGAGTACCAATCAGATGTCGTGATTCCCATCAACTTTTTCTTTTCTCGTAAATTTGCCTCTGATGAGTATGAAACAAATCAACCCAACAGGCCATATTTCCCAGTGTGTGCGTGTCACAAACAAAAAATTGAATTTGAATTCACGTTTCAACCACAAACATTTTTCGCAAACACGGCGACGACACTGTCTCTCTCTGAATTTGACATCGTCACTGAAGAGATTGCGTTGAGTGCAGATGAACGTTTATATTCAATGAATCATCAGGGATTGTGGATGACCGACGTCGTCATGAAACATCCAACGATACTCACAAATCCAGAACAAACTTTTATTAAAAATCAACTGGTTCCTAAAATTCCTGTGAAATCTATTCACTGGTTTTTCAGAAATACAAAATTTGAAGACCCCGCACTCATTAAAGAAGATGGTGAAACCGAGGAAGGCAACTTTTACATTCACAACAGGTTTAACTTTAGCTCCAACGTAAACTTTGATGAACTCAACACCTTCTTCTACCCAGTGATGGACAAGTCAAAGTTTTACATCGAAGGCACTCAACTTCCAAACATGACATCCACGGACCACACGTTTTATAAATATTACGTCCCCTATGAAAAACGTCTGTCGCGTCCAATCAGAAATATTTACTCTTACAGCTTCTCGATGTATCCAGTGAATGTGCAACCATCGGGGAGCTTAGATTTTAGTCAAATACAATCAAACATGACAACCATCGAGTGCGACCTCTTACCAACAAATGAAACGTATTCATTACACATGTATTACACTGGCTATCAAACATTCAAGTTTGAAGGGGGGTTCATGTCACTTGCTTATTAGCCATGAGTTCAGATTTGTGAGTCGTCACGAAATGTATCACGTCATTTTTAATACACCACTTGATGAAATTCAGCTGTGCGACAGTCGTATGAATTTCCTCAGATGTCCCAGGAATTGTATAGATAATCTTTTGTGCTCTACAGAAAGGATCGAACAACTTTTTACTATATCCTAACAACGAACTCTTATAGGCACAATGAACACTAAAAACTTTTCCATCCCCAGTTTTATACGTGGTGTGGTTTTTCTTTGCGTAGTTTGTGATGAACCATTCTAGATTTCTCAAAGAAATTCCAGATTTTTTATTTAAAATATTCATCAAAGTTGCTTTATTCTTTTCTTCACTGTAGAAATCATTTATAGATGTTAGCAGAATATCGGACTTACTCATTACATAATATACTATTCAAATCTATAAGCTTCTTTTTGTCCTGTTCCTGACAGGCTGGACATGTTTTGTCATAGAGAATATCCATACTATGTGTGTGCGAGGTCCCCGAACTATTGACTATGATTGGTTGCAACTTTTGTTTCTGATAGAGGTGTAAAGTACAATACCCATCGTGGGTCCCTTTCCGCGTGCACCGAACACCATCCTTCTTCACACCCTTACAACGAGACCTGTCAGTTAAATCGGGAACATCGCGAAGCAGCAAATCTTTTGACACCCCGTGATGCTTCGCGATGTAGTTGATGTACCCGTCCAACTTTTCATTATATTCTATGGTTAACGCATCTACTCTGGTAGCCACTCGCTTTTCTACCTCATCCTCTATCATGCGCCCAATTCTTTGTGCGAGGTCATCACTCATCACTCTTACTTTTAGAGAGCTCAAATTTTTTAAATAAGTCGGTGATGGTCGTTTTCTGCTTAGGTGCTGCTCTTTTTTTCTTTGGGGGTTTATGTTTTTCTATAATTTCCCCAAATATTGTTTGTTTAGGTTCAGGAACCAAGGGTTCAAGAAGGTCGCATACTGGGTTAAGGAACTTGTTGACGAAATAATAGTGATAATCCACCGGAATAGCGTGTTCTTCCACATACTGTGGGTCCTCTGCCTTCTCAAAAGCCTTTGCCTTTGGGTCTTCGGTTTTTGTCAATAGATAGGGTACGCGGTCTCCACTTTGTGGCTCAGACCCTGGTTTTCGTTGACGCATCTTGTTGTGTACCTGCACGTGTCCCATACTGATATCCCAGCTGTGGTCAACATCTTTAATAGATACAGGGGTGCCCTTCACTTTATAGGTGTCAGACAATGATTGACTCAAAATGAGTTTGGTGTGGGGCACATCACCAGTGAGCAACTCAAGCGCGCGCTCTCTAGCGAGCACCTGTGGTGGCTCTGGGTCTGAAGATTCAAGTATCACGTCGAGCAACTCTTTACACACCTCCCGTACGTGGGGGGTGTTGTCTCGTCGCACGAGCTGCAAGCCTTTCACGTCTATGTACTTGAACTCCACTTTTCCAGATTTACCCTTTTCCCACAGCTTTGCTGCATAGCGTTTCTTACTATATAATATATAGGGCATGTACACCTTTTCAAGTTCAAGGTCGTTTGGCTTTTTGAACAACTTCGTACACTGCTCCGCCGCCTGTTCACCCAGTTGCCAGCTGTAATCGATGGCATCTTGACCAGTGCGCCCTTGAACATCAAACTCAACCATGACGGAGTCTGTATCTGTATAAAAGAGTTAAATTAAATACATAACGTTCAAAAACTTAAAACGTACCTCCATACCTCACCTTTGCCCCTGGAAAGTGTTCTTCCACATAGTTTTTTGTTTCTTCAATCATGGACCTTCCCTTGAAAGTAACTGATGAGGCGATGGCGACACACGGCAACATCCCCCTCGCAGCCCCAGTGAAACCATAACAACTATTCATAGAAATCTTATACGCCAGCTGCTTCCCATTGTACACCTCCTTCATCCCTTGCGTCGTCGCCGCCGCCATGTCGTTTTTGGCTTGTTTACGAAATTGCTTGAGTTCTGCCAAAATTGTCGGTAGCAAACTCGGCACATTTTGCGCAAATTTATACGACTTGCCAGAGCCAAGGGTGAATGTTTCGTATTCCACACCAGGTACGTTTCCATACCTCTTCTCATCCATCACCAGCGTACTGTAGCAGAGATTGTGTGCCATCATGATAGATGGATACAACGAGGCAAAGTCGAGGGCGGTGATTGGTGCGTAGTACGCCCCAGACTGGGCTTCAAGAACGGTGGCGCCTTCATAGCCTTCCTCTGGTAAGGTGCCTTGATAAATCACTGGAACAAGAAATCCGAGTTCCGCCGCTTTTTTACACAACTGCGAAAACACTTTAATTTGCTGACCTCTCTCTACGAGAAAACACAGCGGTACTGAAGTAGCTTTCGCCATCTCCACCAGGTTCACCAAGATACACAACTTTGCCAACAACTTGTGCGGTAGTAGGGTATCTTTGATACAGTAGTCTGCAACTTCTCCCAACTTGTGTGGGTCTCCACACTGGAACCGAGCGAAAATCTCTCTCGGTGGCATGTCCAACTTCTGGTCGCCGAGGTAGAGCTGCGCGACGCTGTTCAATTTGTAGCTGTCCAACTTGTACCCTTTCTTCACCTCATGGAACAGATCGAAGATGAACCGACCACTCATGGGTAAAAGTTTGAGTTCATTATCACCGAGAGCACTCGAAGATAATTTTTTGTAGACGAGTTCACATGGTCTATCTTTAAATTTACCCAAGTTGTAAAAATCTGGACCACACCCACAGAGAACGGCGCGTTTCATGATGTATTCCAAATCAAAACCAAAAATATTCCACCCCGTGATGACGTCGACATCGGCTTTACGAAGATATTTTTGAAACGCCTCGAGCAATGCCTTCTCGGTGTCAAAACTTTGAACTTTGACACCATCGGTCTGTTTGTAGCAGAGACACACCTCCTCGTAAGGTTCATCGGAACCAAAGCGACATAGGGTCAACGCAATCTGAAAACAGCAATCACCAGGAACGTCTGCATCTGGAAATTTACCCGTACTGCTGTTACACTCAATGTCAACAGATGCCACCACAAACGGCGCGATGTCATCACGTTTCACTGGGGTGAGTGTTGTCCAGTCATTACAGAAAAGGTCGATGTCCACGTGGGCCAGGTAGGAGCGCACGCACTTTGCTCCGGTGTCCAACCACCCCGTACTTTGGATACCCGTGCGATGCATCAGCCGAAGCATGGGATCCAAGTTGGCTTCGTAGGCGTGGAGTTTTGTCTTCCCCCTCACGAGTTGTATTCCATATTTGAGCGTGTTCGCGACGTACCGCCTTTTGGCAAGATTTGCGAAATCCAGGCGCATAAATGGAAACTCTTCATTATTCTGGAACCCCCACACATCTTTTGCCTTCTTTAAGCCATATCCAATTAAACACTCAGGACACCTTTTGTTGATCGCGTGATAAATTTCTTTCACCGTCGACGACTTTGCGTCAGGAAGCTTTATGTAAAAGTAAGGTGTAAATTCTGTCGTGACACAGACCGAGCGCCCATCCTCCGTCTTACCAAAGATGCTGATGAGGTGTCCATCTTCATCAGAATCCCTGGCTTCCCACGTCAATGCCTGAAATACCACCATGTGTAATAATGTCTCCAAAATTTTAATATAAGTTATATATAAACAAATGTCTGCGGCTTTGATTGAATTGGTCAGCCGAGGGGTCCAGGACACGTATACAACGTCTCAACCCGAGGTCAGTTTTTTTAGGCAAAACTACAAACGTTATACGAACTTTGCGATTAAGCCCGAACGTCTTGACTATATCGGCACTTTCGGCTCTAACAACGAGGTGACTATCCCTATTCGCAGCAAGGGTGACTTGTTATCCTACGTGTGGATCGAAGCGGCGGACATCGGTGATACGACTGGGGGGACTACCGGATTTTTTAGCAAAGGCGATGAACCGACGGAATTCTCCCTTTGGATTGGTGGTCAAGAGGTGTGCCGCCTCGATTCTTTGTACATCCAGGGTGTGCACAATTTGCTCTACCGCCCCGACGGTGCCAAGAGCAGCATGGCGGTGACGACGACCGACGTCAAGCCGAACGCCGTTGGATACTCTGGGTCCAAGGCGGGACACTACCTCATCCCGTTCTTCTTCTCTGAAGACTGGACCAAGTGCCTTCCATTGGTCGCCCTCGCGAACCACCAGGTGGAAATCCGCGTCAAGTGCCGCGCGAACTTCACCCCGAGTGAAACCCCGAAGGTGTACGCCAACTTCATCTTCTGCGACACGGAAGAGCGTGAATTCTTCGTGAAGAATGAGCAAAAGCTTCTCATTAACCAGGTGCAATACCAACCGATGAGCGCCACCGATACGGAAGTGGACCTCACCTATTTCAACCACCCGACCCGTGCGGTCCACGTGGTGTGCTCTAAGAACGATGGCGCCAACTGGGCGGCGAACTACAGCTTCGCCGAAAGCACGTTGTACATCAACGGCACCCCGTTGTTCGACGCTACATCGAATGTCTACCACCACACGATTGTCCCGGAAATGCACACGACATCTCTCCCGGATGACGTGTTGGACAGCGCCGCGTTGTACACGTGGCCGTTCGCTCTCACCCTCAACAAGACTCAAATGACGGGGAGCCTTAACTTTTCTCGCATCGATACCGCGCGTCTCAAGCTTAAGTCGCCGTCAGGTGGTGCGAGCTCTATTTTGCGCGCGTACGGTGTTAACATGAACGTGTTGCGCATCATGGATGGCATGGGTGGTGTCGCTTTTGGAAACTAATATCTTCATTATATATTAAAAAATGGTTATCATTCCATTTATTCTATTTGTGGTCATGATTTACAAAGATGTCATGAATAGAAATAAATACTTTTCAGAAATAAAAGAATACATTCCAAAGTTTACAAATGTTTTAGACTTTGGTGCGGGTCGTTGTGAACTCAGTACATACCTGAAAAATCGCAACTACGTCACGAGTGTAGACATTTATTCAGGGTGTAAAGATGCCGACGTCTACGATGGATATACCTTGCCGTATGAAGATGATTCATTTGATGTCGTCGTGTGTATGTTTGTACTCCATCACATACCACATCATAAAAAAATAATAGAAGAACTGAAACGTGTGTGTGCGAAAAGAATTATTATTATTGAAGACATGCCACAAACATTTTATCAGTATCTTATTTCAAAGTTGCACTATCTTTTTTTCCTCCAACCCATGAATACTATTGAAAATATGCACGACCCACAGACATGGTGTAATCTTCTAGAAGAGAGGGGGACGTGTACAATTAAACAATTGAAATCCAACTCATTTATAAATCCAACACCACATTTTCTTATTGTTAAGGATTTTCATATGAAGAAATGGTAAACGCGTCATTATTCGACATGCTGACGATCCGCATAGGTATCACCGACGATACGACCCCCGCCGACCTTGACAGCTACTTCACGCGTGTGTGGCACAACCAACGGCAGGTGGTGCTTGTCATAGACACGACGCAGTGCTCACGAATCACCCTAGGTAAAGCGCTCACCATGCGACGCGTGCTCAACAGGCACCGCGCGAACACGCGAAAGTTTGTAGATCATAGCGAGGTTTTGGTGAAGGGTGCCCTTGTGAAGCGTATACTCCAAATTGCGGTACGTATTATAAGAACAGATAGACCTGTTAAAATTTCAAGAGTGTAATGCCCATAAGAGGCGTTCGAGTCTAATTTCATCGCACGCGCACTCGTCCGAATACCCCTCATCCCTCTGAAGGTGGCACGTGTCGCAACGAATGTCCTCAACCTCATAATCGGGGAGAAAACCATCCTTCTTGAGGAGGTCAGCGAGGGCCACTTTGACGTGGACGTCCACCCCCTTGAGGAGGTCTTTCGCCGCCTTGGTGCACGTCTTCACGTATGGGTGTTTCACGAGCACGAACGCTTTCATGGTGTGTTTATTGTTTGGGCGGTCCATCGCCAGAAGTTCTTTCGTGCGCAGCTGTATCTTCATCTCCGTATCCATGAGTTCTTCGAGGCGGGCACACTTCCCCGTCTCTAAAAATTCATCGACGATGTCCACCGAACTTTGTCCAACCCCTTGGAGATTCGCAATGTCAGCGCCACACGTGATTTTCTTCAGGGACTTGATGGAGTCAGCAA